GTTGCGGTTTCCACCGGACCCAGCTATACCAGCGGTCGGCAGGAAGAGAACCAGCGCCTTGCAGCGATCTTCCAGACTGCCCCTGAACTGCTGATGGTGTTGGGCGACAAGTTCTTCGAAACTTCCGATACTCCCGGTGCGAAGGGGATGGCGGAACGGATGAAGCGGTTCATCGACATGAAGAACCCTGGCCTCATCGATAAACCGCAAGGCAAGATCGATCCTGCAAAGATTCAGCAGCAAATGGCACAGATGGGCCAAATGATTGACCATCTGACAAAAGAAAACCAGACGGCTCAACAGATTATCGAGACTCGCCAGACGGAAGCTGCCAGCAAAGAGCGCATCGCGCAGATGCAGGAACAGAACAAGCGTGAGATCGCGGAATTGCAGGAAGCGACTAAACTGCAACTGGCTGAGATTAACGCGAAGGTGCAGACGGCGGCGCGGAGCACTGCGGATCAAATCGAGATCTTCAAATCGCATCAGGAAATGGCGCACGAACTGGCGCTTGCAAAAGAGCAGATGCAGCACCAGAAAGACTTGCAGGCAGCACAGGCTCAGGCCATGATTGCGCAGCAGCAGGCAGCACAACAGCCTCCGCCACAACAGGATCAGAATCATCAGCAGCAGCCTCCGCCACAGACTGACGAGTCTGAAGCAGGGCCGCAACCGGCAGTAGATGAACAGGAAACTCCGGAGCAACCTCCGCAGGGATGATTACGGAAAAGATTACCGTGATACGGTAGTAGAAATTCGTGCTACGATCACAAAAGAAAGCAGTACGGCCTCACGGCGGGCCTAAACACCGCGAGAGGTAAGAATGGAAGAACAGGTAAAAACTCCAGAACCTACTTTCGCAGACATCAAGGTTATGCTGTCTAACGGCGGCGTACTGCCTGAAAAAGCGACACAGGCGACGGAGGAAGCTGTACCAGAAACACCCGCAGCGGAAGCAACAGCGGAAACGCCTGAAGCGGAAGCTACCCCGGCCACGGAACCGGAAGCAGTATCGGAACCAGTAAGAGACGATAAAGGCAAGGTTGCGAAAAAGGAAGATCTCCCCGCCGGTGTGCAGAAGCGCATCGCCAAAGAGATCGCCAAGGCCACAGAAGCGCGTCGTGAAGCAGAACGACTTCGGGAAGAAGCCAGAGCGGAACGTGAACAGGTGTCGCGGCCTGCAAAAGAAACAGCGCCCGTCAAGACTCCTCCCAAGATCGAAGATTTCAATACTTACGACGAATACACGGACGCGCGTGCCAGATGGGCAGCGGCGGCGGAAGTCGAAGCTGTACTGAAGGCTGAACGGGCAAGACTCGAACAGGAACGTGCCACTCAACATCAGGTAAGCCTGAAAGACGCATGGACCGAAGCCGAAGCATCTGCCCGCAAATCACTTCCCGATTACGACGAAGTGGTTTCTGAAATCGACTGGCCTCAGACACCGGCCATTCAGGCTGTATCTGACTACGTTGTGCAGGCGAAAAACCCGGCACTTCTGTACATGTTGCAGAAAAACCCTGATGCGGTGGAGAAGATCGCAAAGCTCCCCCCTGTTCTCGCAATCGCAGAGATCGGGAAACTGGAAGCCAAATTTGAGTCTCAAACGAATCCGGTAAAAACAACGGCAGCAGTGGCAAAACGGGCACTTCCGAAACCGCCTTCCACGGTGGGCGGCGCTACTGGTTCAAAGATGCTGTCTCTGAATGAGGTTGCGGAGCAAAAAGGGCCGCAGTCGATGGTCGAGTTCAAACGTCTTTGGGCGCAGCAGCACGGCAAGAAAACCTCATAGCCATTTCTGAGAGATATCCCCCGAACGTCGTGAGACATGCGGGGTACAAAACTACCGTCGTGAGACGGAAGGGAGCCTCAAATGGCAAATACGATTATTACGCCAGCGATGTTCACCAAGATGACCTTGATGAACCTCGGTGGGTATCTCAACATGTGCGCCAACATGTCGCACGATTACACATCGCAGTTCGGCAACAAGGCGATGAAGATCGGCGACACTCTGTCTGTCCGTCGTCCTCAGCGGTTTCTGGTGACGGATGGCATGGGCTACCAGCCTCAGCCCATCACGAACACACAGGTTCCGATCACCGTTAATCAGGTGAAGGGCGTTCACTTCCAGTGGGATGAAGTGGAGCGCACTCTGTCTCTGACGGAAATCAACGAACTGTACTCGAAGCCTGCCGCTCTGGCTCTTGCGTCGACGATCAACAACCTCGCTGCAACCTACGTTGCGCAGAACACCTTTAACCTGGTCGGTACTCCCGGCACCACTCCGACTTCGATGCTGACGTATCTTTCGGCAGCGGACAAGATCATCGCAATGGGACTTCCCGAAGGCGAGATGCTTTCCGCCATCATCAGCCGGAAGATGTCCAGCACCTACGCGAACGCTGTTTCCACTCTGTACAACCCCGGCGGCACCATCGGCGGGCAGTACAAAAATGGGTACATCGACACGAACGCTCTGGGATACCAGTGGAAGTTCGACCAAACCCTCTGGAGGCAGACCTACGGCACCTACGCCGGTACTCCTCTTATCAACGGTGCAAACCAGACCGCTGAAGGGGGCAACAACGCGACAATGACGCTGGTGACGGATGGATGGTCTTCGGGCGCTTCCACTCTCAACCAGGGCGACGTGTTCACCATCGCCGGGGTTTACGCCGTTCACCCGCAGACTCGCCAGTCTATCGGCGATCTTCAGCAGTTCGTTGTGACTGCCACGATCTCCGACACGACCGGCAACATGTCTCCGGTGATCTTCCCGGCAATCACACCTTCCGGCCAGTACCAGAACGTTTCCGCTGCCGCCGCCGACAATGCCGCCATCACAGTGGCCGGTACTTCCGGTGTGGTTTCGGAACAGGGCATCGTTATGCACAAGAATGCTTTCGCGTTCCTCAGCGTTCCGATGCAGGGACCGTCTGCCAATGGTGTTGAAGAAGTGGCGCAGGAACAGGACCCGGAAACCGGACTGAACCTGATGTTCACCCGCTACTGGGATGGGGACACCCTCACCCACAAGAATCGTTTCGATACCCTCTTCGGGTTCGGACGGCTGTACGCTGAAATGGCGTGCCGCGTGGCCAGCGCCTAATCGGCAAAGGAAAACAGGAGCAAACAACCATGAAGAACTTTATTCGCATTTTCGCAACCCTGGCCCTTGCCGTAACAGCATTCGGCCAGCAGAATACTCTCACCCGGACGACCACATCTTCGTCCATGACGGCCAGCCAGACGACCATCGTTCTGGGGTCCATCACCAACGTCGCGGTCACCTCCGGCAGCAGCAACGGTGCAATCCTGTACGTGCTCGATCCGGGGCAACAGCAGGGCGAAGTGATGTTCGTCACTTCGGTCGGTTCGTCCGCTTCCACTCCGGTTGGAGTGCGGCGCGGCATGAACGGAACCAAAGCAGTAGCCCACGTTTCCGGCGCTGTCGTGTACCTCGGACAGCCCCAGTGGTTCTACTCTTCTGACCCGCAGGGATCTTGCGTCACTGCCAGCACTTACGTTACCCCTTATATCAACGTGGCTAACGGCAACCAGTGGCTTTGCTCGACGATCTCGCTGTCGTGGGTCCCCGGTTTCATCAACAAATCGGCCCCGGCTGCGGTCACGGCGGCAGTCGCTTCTGCGGCTGGCTCCATCGTGCCTTCCGGCCCTCTGTTCCACGTAACAGGGACATCGGCTGTTACCGGGTTCACGGTCGCATCCATGCTTGGCTTCGCCAATTCTGGATGCTTCACCACGATTCCAGATGCCATCTGGACCTGGACTTCAGCCGGAAACGTGGCCGTAGCAGGTACAGCGGTTGTTAACCGTGCATTGACCTTCTGCTGGGATAACACGAATTCCAAGTGGGTACCGTCGTACGTGTAAATTGACTGAATTAAGGCCCTCGGAAACGGGGGCCTTTGTTCAAAGGAAATCATATGGCATCGCAAAACGTTCTCTTCACATCCACGGCAAACAGCTTCCCGTTGCACTCTAACGGGCGGCATGGTCTTCCCGTCATCAAGTTCCCTGCATGGGTGTACCATCTGACGGCAGGCTCGCGGATCGTGTCGAATAAGGATGAACTGGATTTGCTGGGCGATGGATGGCAGGACACGCCGTTTCCTCCTGAGCTTGCTCCGGTGGTGCTGACAAAAGATCAGATCATCGAAAACCTGAAGGCTGAAGTGGACAAGCTGGTGAACGACAACGCGGCGCTTCGCGAACAGCTTGGAATGGTGCCGGTTGTGGAAGAACTGGAAGCACCTCCGCTGCCTGAACCGATTCGACGTGGTCCGGGTCGTCCTCCGCTTCGCAGGGAATAAAACAACATGGCATCCATTACCGCTCTCGACCTGATAACGCTGGCTGCAACGGAGTGCAACATCTGCGGCCAGAATGGCGATTTGAGCGCGCCGGATGCGAACCTTGCCCTTCAGCACCTGAACTACTTCATCAACTCCGGGAATGCTGACCGTGCGGTTATTTACACGATCAGGATCGACACGGTTACAACTGTGTCGCACCAACAGCACTACACGATAGGGATTGACCCTACAGGATCGGCAACGGCAGACTTCAACATTGAGCGGCCTGTGAGCATTACACAGGCCAATCTGTTGCTTCAGAACTCTCCCACTACCGTGCGACTCGGAATGCAGTTGCTGAACGATATGGAGTGGAGCGACATCGCAGTACAGCAGATTTATAGCCAGCCTCGCAAGCTATACAACGATGGCGGATTTGCTCCGAACGGATTCAGCACGCTTTACTTCTGGCCTATTCCAGATCAGGTTTACCAGGTAGAACTGTATTCGTGGCAGTCTAACGGGCAGATCGCAAACCTGACGGACCCGATCAACTACCCTCCCGGTTACGCAGACTACTGGATGTATGGACTGGCGTGCCGGTTGTTCACTCCATTTGGCCGTCCGGTTAACCCTGATACCAGACAGCAGTTCAGAGACGCTCAGGCGCGGTTGTCTTCGCTGAATGCGGGATCTCCGATTCTCGGTACTGACCCTGCACTGGGCGGATTCCAGTATGGAACGATGGCCAAACCTTGGCTGACAGGACCATTCTTCCCGTGATAGTACCCAACTGGATTGGCGGCGATTATGTGAGCCAGTCCCAGTTTGCCGATTGTGAGCAGACTGTGAACTGGTACACGGAACTGATTGAATCAGGGGCGGGTAAAAGCCGCGCCGTCCTGTACAGAACACCTGGAACAAGCCTCTTTGGAACAAACCCTGATTACGACCTGAAGCCAGCACGAGGGGCCATCGAATACGATGGCAGGTACTTCAGAATCAACGGGGAAGACGTTCTTGAAGTGTTCGCGGATGGGTCTAATCGGTTCCTCGGCAATGTACTGAATGATGGAAATATGGCGCAACTTGCGTCAAACAGCGCAGGCCAGATTGCCATCGCATCCGGCGGTGAACTTTACATCATCACGATTGTCGATGGACTGTTGACCCACATCCCGCAATCTGACGATTTCTTCGGGGCGGCGGCGGTAACGTATGGGGATTCGTACTTCATCGTCCTCAGCGCAAATCTGAGCCAGTTCCAGATCAGCGACTTCAACAATGGGATGGTGTGGTCTGCGGAAGATGTCAGCGGACGAATCCCGATGACCGATGCGACGGTAAACCTGATTTACGACCGTGGCCTGTTGTGGATTTTCAGCGGTCGGCAGGCGCAGTTGTGGGCCGACACGGGGAACAATAACTTCCCGTTTGCGCCGATGGGTTCGGCCTTCATGGAAATGGGGCTGGGGGCAAAATCTTCTCTTTGCCAGTTCGACAACGCGCTCATCTTTCTCGGGCAGGACATTCGCGGTGCGCGGATGGTGTTCAAGGCGCAGGGGGCATCCCCGGTAAGGGCATCAAACCACTCGATGGAGTACGCGATGTCGAAGTACTCACGGGTGGACGATGCGGTTGCTTTCGTTCGGCAGGACAGAGGTCATACGTTCTATCGCCTGACATTCCCGACAGCTAACGCCACATGGGAACTTGATGCGCAAACAGGACTCTGGTGCAAACTGACGTTCACGGACCTGAACGGTAACCAGTATTGCAGGCAGGAAAGGGACCACGTTTACTGTTTCGGAAAGCATCTTGTGGGCCTCGGTGGCGGCACTGTTGTCATTGCAGGAACGGTGATGGAACTCAGCCCTGAGTACTATTACGATCAGGCATTCGAGATTATCAGCACAGGACCGGGGCAGCTTTTGAACTATCCGATCACGCGAGATCGCATCTGCCCGTTGCCAAACAACGAGAACCGCATCATCTTCCTGACTCGGTTCGAACTGGAGTTTGAGCCTGGAATCGGGCTTGATGGTTCAGACAATACGAACCCTCAGTTCATGCTGAGGAACTCCTGGGATGATGGTAAAACGTGGGGCAACGAACTGATGATGTCTGCCGGTGGAATCGGCCAGTACAACACCAGGGCGTACATCAACCGTTTGGGGTGCGGGAGAAAGCCTGCTGTCTGGGTTCGCGTAACGGAGCCTTGCAACTTCACCATAATTAACGCTTACATGGATGTTTCCGCAGGGGCGTACTGATGGGGAACAACTTTTCCAGATGGCCTGACAAGCTTCCTTTCAGGAACGAAGACGGTTCCTGGACTCTCGAATGGTGGCGATGGTTTTCCCGCATCGACAACATGACGAATTCGGCGAACGGTGTTCCTGTTAACCCATTCCTTCCCGGTGCGGGAGGAACGTTTGCCGAAGGTTCTGGTGGTGGAGAGTCTCTTTCAGTCCACGTAGGATCTCAGGCAAGGCAAAACGATAGCGACCAGTATCCGCCGATCATTCCGCGTCCTTCGGTTGATGGTATGCAGATGCCGCCGACGACCGTCCCTGTTAAGCCTCAAACAAATCTGGCTTTGCTGGCGGCGCTGAATCCAACGAGAACGGTTGTGCCGATGGTGATCCGCGATACCCACTCCAATCGTGCAAACTATCCTGCATCCGCATATCAGCCAGCAACTTTGTACGTGGAGTCTGACACGACGGTGGTTTACCAGAACAGCGGAAGCGCATGGGTATACCTGAGCGGTCAGTACTCAGCGGCACTGGCAAGCATCCCAGCACTGGGCGCAAACGACGCGGGATACCTGTTCTTCGAGAACGCTGTTTACTTTCACCAGTTGCAGTGGAGTGGATCGGCATGGGGCCGTGGCCCGAACGATCTTGAGCACTCGGACACTTTTCAGGATTTTGGTGCGGCCCCGACAGATGGCGGATGGCACGCCTGCGACGGTACCAGCGTCACGTACCTGAAGTACGACGGTACGACTGGGACACGCACGGTGCCCAATCTTGCGGCAACGGCAGCGTACCCTAAACAGGGATCGTCGTATTCATCCTCTTTAGCGGCACCGACTCTGCCGACGCTGACGATGAACTCGTACACGCCAGCAGGAACGAACTCGGCACCTACGTTCACTGGTAGCCCTCAGTCGTTCACAGATGCGGCTTTCACGAATGCAGGGGTGTCTCCTACCGCGTTCATTGCACCAAACCCTTATACACCAGCTGGAACTGTTTCAGCGCCTGTTTTCACCGGAACACCAGCAACTTTGACAGGCACTATTGCACTGCCTGACGACCCGATAGAGCACTACTCCGTGATCCGCTACTACCGGAGGTAGCCTAAGTTTTTGGTATGATTGGTCTTAAACCATCGTCGTGAGACGAGGGAGGTTAAATGGCTACAAACTGGAAGAAGCTGTACGGCCCCACAACCGCCGCAAATACGAGCGCGAACGTCATTTACACGACTCCCGTTCAAACCTCAGTCGTTCTGACGAAGGTGACGATTTCCAACATTTCAGGGACTGCGGCACTCGCAACTCTGGCAATCAACTCAATTCAGTTGTTCCAGCGGTCTGTACCTGGGTATCCGACGCAGGGCGGTGTTCTGGAAGTCACAGAGCTTGAGGGCCACACCCTCTCTGCTACAGACACGATCACGTTCACTGCCGGTACTGCGAACGTGCTGGCTCTGATGATTTCGGGAGTCGAGTATCAGCCATGATAACGGTTGAGCGGGTGTACGACATGGATGCCATCAGGAAGATCGTCACAGCGCCGGAAGTGTACTCGCACATTTCCGACGACGGCAGCGCCAAAGCGGAAGACTTCACCCCGGCGGACAGCGAACAGGTGATTTATCTTGGCGTAAAGAAAGATGGTGATCTCAGAGGCGTGTTTGCCTACATCCCGCAGAATGCCGCATGTATAGAGGTGCATACATGCCTCACACGGTCACTGTGGGGGCATTCCTGCGAAGCCGCTAAAGAGTCCGTGAAGTGGATCTGGGAAAACACCAGGTTCGTTCGCATCATGACGAACGTTCCGACGTACAACCGGCTTGCCATGAAACTGGCAGTGAAAGCGGGGATGAAAAAG